TGGGTCTACCCAATCAGGGTTCAACGTCCATGTAGTGCCGTCAAAGAAATACTTGTTGCCAGTCCAGTCGTCTGGAGCGTTGGTCACGCCGTCAGTCACGGTTACTGTCGTGCTGTTCAAGTCTCCAATGATGAATTGTGCAGGGTCGCCTACAGTAATGTTTTCAGCCGTCGCAGTAATTGCAACGTCATCAGCAAGCAGATACTTTGACAAGCCGCTTGATGTTTCAACGATGGTTTTCATCAGATTATCCTTTCACGATGAGTTTGGAAGCCGACACGGCAGTGCCAGCAAAGACAGATGGATCGGCGGGGGTTTCACTCAACGTGCCGTCAGTTTGAACATAGTAATCCTGTCCCGCAGTTAAGCCAGACTGTGCGTCATTGATAGAGCAACCCGTCTGGACAACAGCAGATGTACCGTCAGCAGCGCCGTTGGCGAAGCCTATGAAGTTTTCGGAGGTTAGGTTGGTTGATGTGTAGGCTGGTTGATAAACAATAGCAGTCCCTTTTTCGGTATTACCTTCATCCTCGTAGCAGATAACAGTTTTTCCTGCATTGCTATCGAAGGCCACACCAATATTATTAGTCGATCCATTATTGAATAATATCGGAGTGCCGAAGCTCAAAGTCGTACCCGAAATTGTTGCCGTAACAACTTTCCCTTTATTACTATCGCCGTTATCTCTATAGGCCAGAACTATCTTTTTTGCTATTGAGTCATATGTTGCTTCAGCATAAATATCCCCGATAGAAGCTCCGATAGCCGTTTCGGCCCCGAAGGTTACTGAAGTGCCGCTTATTGTAGCGACAATCCCAGTTAATTTATTTCCGTTACCACCATCGTTATAAAATACAGCAATTTTTTGTGCGATTGGGTCATACGCTGTTGCTAGAACCCCAAGCGAATTATTGAAACTTACATTGGCTCCAAAGCTTATGCTGGTTCCACTAATGCTTGCGACACGGGCGTCCCCTGCTGGAGCATCAACAAATGTAATTAATGATTTCTGTGCGTTTTCGTCATAGGTGATGGTATGCTGGTAGCTTGTAGTCGATTCAAACTGTGCGGCTGTCCCAAAGCTAATGCTATTATTGGCAGGGTTTGTAGTGCCTACAACTGCATAACTAGCATTGCTGTTTGTCTGGTCCGTATATACTATAGCTACTTTCTGAGCATTGCTATCATATGCGATATTTACATACTGAACTTGGCTATCAGTAAAAGTTGCAGGAGTGCCGAAAGAAACTGAAGTCCCCGAAACAACCCCTACCACAGCGGTTCCCTTGCCACTATTGCTGTCGTCCCGATATGCAAATACTACTCGACCTGCATTTGCGTCATATGTCCCCTTGACCCACTCGGTTGCCCCAGCTTCAAAATTTACCTCTGATCCGTAGGTAATAGAGTTATCAGATGGATCAACTGTTCCCACAAGGGCGTTCCCTTTGTTGCTATTCCCCGGGTCCATGTACCCAATAACAACTTTTTGCGCATTTGTGTCGTAAACTACATCAGTGTACCTTGTGTATGAGTCGTTGAAAACAACTTCAGTGCCGACTGCCTCTGACGCACTTGTCTCAGCAACAACACTCACAGTCCCATCGCTATTAACCACAACCGTGTCGCCGTTAGCCAATGCACCACTGGCAACAGCCCGTACTTCACCATCTACAGGTGTGTTGCCTATGGTGCGCATTAGCTGATCTCTTCGTAGCTTACGATGACTTCCAAGTCGTTTGCTGTTCCTGCCGTTGCTGTGATTGAGCGGTCTTCCTCAAGGTAAATCGCTGTGTTCTTATCGAGGGCAACTAACGATGTGTCTGCGCCAACTGAAACAGTGGCAACAAGCGAGTAAGCTGTGCCGCCGCCAGCAGCAGCGCCGTGCATATCGACAGTCACGTCGCAGGCATTTACTCCATCGACGTTGGCAATCTGGATCATGTTAATCTTAAATACCTTGCCGCTGGATGCAGCGTTGCTGACCAGAGTTGTGGCGGAGGTTGATGAAAGTGCAACTGTGGCAGTTTTGCCTGTAATTGTTGCAACATTTACGACGTTTGGTGCGGCCATTGATTTTCTCCTTTAACCGAAAACGATTGCCATAGCAATGGCCTTGCCTGTTGACGCTTTCACGTCCACATCATCTTGAATGTTCTCAAGAACAGTATCAACACTGTCCCAGTTTGCGTTTAACTTCGTACCCCAAGTGTCTTCTGACGCGCCGACTTCGGGCTTAACAAAGCTATAGTTTGTTGTAGTTCCATCAGCCATTACGCGGCCCTTTCTAAATAATCTGCCTTAGACCAAGGTGTGGTCGGGTCTGCTGCATCATTCCACTTGTACTGTGCAGACACAACTGTTGTTGACTTACCAGAAGCCGTTGCCTCACCTCTAGCCGTAATTTGACCGTTGGCAATAGTTTGAGACGACGATGTTATGGTTCCATGACCGCGATAGGTTGCGGCGGCGGCAGTTACAACATTAACAACTGGAGAGCATTGCGACGCTCCAACAGCCTCATATACGGCGTTACTGCTAAAGGCGGCAGACGAAACGGCGTCGGCAGAACCTTCTCTCACGCGCAAACTGTCAGACGTAACCGTAAGTTGTGGAGAAATCGTCATTGACGCCGAAGCGTTCTTGACACCCACCGTTGCCATTGTCCCGGTTGCCGTTATCAAGACAGTAAAGCGGAATTCTTTTTCCGCTGTTGCGTTTGCTGAAGAAGCAGCCGAAATTGTAGAGGCGGCATCAACAATAATATCAGCAGCAGCGGAGCCAGTTGACGTTGCCGCGACACTTGCCGACCCGTCAAGAACCTTTAGGCCGCTGGCTGTTACACTTGCCGTTGATGATATTGCAGAAACACCCGCAGCTGTTTTGAAGGCTACGGAAGCAAAAGACGCACTTGCGGTTACTTGAGCTGCGGCATCTTTTACAGTGCCGTCAAACCCAAATAGCCGGGTGCCAAAATTACTTGAACCGTAACCTACCATGATTAGTCTAACGTAATGTCTAGGTCGCCAGTTGGGATGCGGAATACATCGCCAGTGTCGATTGCCTTAGACACGTTGAGAGCTGAAAAGGCGAGCAAGTTGCCAGAAGAGCTAGCGTCAAAAACACCAACGTGCGTAACAGTGCCGTATGACGCTGTAGCAGTTGGGAACTCGACGGCACCAGTGTTCGAGGCAGTGTCACCTGATACGGAGAACGTCACGGACTGACGGGCGTAACCCCCAGTTGATACTTCAGTACCACCTCCACTGTCACTTGGCGGCGCAGTGTACAGCGCAATGAACCAAGCAGTTGGTCGGGTGGCGGTGCCTGTTGTGAACGCGAAATCTAGGATTTCGGTCTCTAAATAATTTGAAAAGCTCATGCTATGCTCCGTTAGATATATCTGTGACTTCTATACACCATCATGCAACTAATAGCTAGTCACACGCATTCTAAGGCCAGAACCAGCAAATCTTGTGTCGTCTGAGGCTTTTTGCAAAGACTGCATGGCTGACGAATACAACGCCGCCCATGTTTGTACTCTAGCGTCATCATTTAAGTATGGTGCGGCCTGAACAAGCGCGCCATACAAGTAAACGTCAGGCGAGTCTTGCAGCAACCAGTTGTAAGTATTTGCATCAGTCAAGTCAGGAATTGACTGGTAATACATAAGCTGCATACCGTACTCACCATCTGGCGTTGGGAAAACCTCAATGCTCTCGCCAACGTGAGAATAAAACTTTGGTGTGCCAGTGGTGTTGGAGTTGTTCTGGCGATACTTAATCATATCGTCAAGGCTTGCCATCTCCAGTGGGCGCGTTCCATCAGTGGTTAAGCTAAAGCGCAAGGTCTCAAGCCAATCAGCCGGAACCTGCACGTAACGACTATCAAGCGTAGCGTCAGCACGCTCAACCATTTTGTAATGCCGCAAGTCACGATTAATGCCAGCCTCAGTCAAACTGATAAAATCAGGAATGACCGCCGTAAGATCATCGCGGTTAAGCCAGTTGGCTATGCTAGATTTTAGCTCTGCGTAAGTTGTGATTGCCATTATCTGTAATCCTTAGTTGGCACGCGACCGCATATACCTGTTAAAAGCCTTTTGCATCCATTCTGGGTTCTCAAGTTCCCGCGTAAATCCGCCGTCATCAGAAAGAAATTTTACAAACTCCTGATACTCAGCATTATTTTGAAGTGAGTTTGTTTGAGGCGAAAACATAGGCATGTTATCTTGCATTTGCGGAAGAACGCCTTGCTGCGCAGGCGCGGGCATTCCTTGAACTGGCATTTGCATAGACGAAGGCGGCGTGTAATACGACGTGTCTGGAGTGTCTTGTATTGCAGGACCAGCGCCACCAAACGGGCTAAGTGGGTTTGACCTCTGAATGCGCTCCATGTCAGACAGTTGGTTATTTGCCAGTAAACCGGGAGACTGTATAGGAGCGCCGCCGGGAGTAGCGCCCGCAGCGCCAGACTTTGCAGCCTCCTCTTGCGCTTGACCACCAGCAGCGTTCAGCCCACCGCCGTCAAACAAATCAACGTACCACGGCACATACTCTCGGGTCTGCTCGTTAAAGTAACCCGGCAAGCTATCCTTGTTCGTAATGCCAATCATCTCATCGCCAATTGCGCCAGCTTGTGCAGCGCCGCGTGTACCAAGTAAAGACTGCAAGCCGCCAAGGCCAAGCTCTTTGCTGCGTTTTGATGAAATGTCGCCTAAGAAGTCAAAAATGCCCATAACTTATTTTCCGTATTTTTTCTTCATACAAGTGCCTGCACGCTTACATCCAGCGGGGGTGGGGCAGCCTTTACATGGTGTCATAATGTCAATCCTCATTTTTCTGCACATTAGCACAGTTTATCTGATAATGCCACGCAGGCTGCATATCACACATCCTCAATACCCTCTAGCACCTTTTCCATGCGCGCGCTCAGCTTCCAATGCCCCGCACGCCACCTTGCAGCATACTGCGCATCTTCAAGAGTTAAACCCTTGTTAATGTAAGTTTTAATCCATTGATTCATACGAACATTCTTCATCTTGGGTGATAGCTTGTGGAAAGGTATCGGCTTCATGCAATGCCCTTTAGATTACGTTTAATTGATTGCTTCCACGTTGACATAGCGCCGGACAATGCAGTTGCAGCATCGCTGGCCATCGTTAAACACAACGCGTCGGCAAGGTCGGGTGA